CACAGTGATATTAGCTGATGTAAGACGATATAAACAAGGGGAGATTGGTATAGGTACATCAATGGAGCTGATGTTTGCACACACTAAAAATAAAATAATAATTCTATGGGCAGATAAAAAAGACCCTATCCATCCTTTTTTAGAAGCAATTGCCACAGAAAAGTATTATGATTTAGAGGAGGCAATGGAAGCTACAGAGGAATACTTCGATGACATTTACGGTTGAAAAAGATGACAAGACTATAGGCATACACTTACTTTGTGATGATAATATATACGACGAGATAGAAATCATAATAGGTTCTGCCGAAGTATATATAAGACAATACGATGAGAGCAAAGAAGAATATGACTTGATCCGATTCAGCCCCAGAATGTTCGGTGAGATGTTAGTATCAATGGATAAGGGACCAGGGACTTATGCAGACCCTGATATAGAAAATGAACTTAACAAATTTAAATAACTTATTAACATCTACCCTAATTTTTAATGATCAAGGTCACTGGCAGTCCGGAGAGAAGATGGACTCAGAAAAGAACTTTGGCTTTCTGTACTGTGTCTATAATAAACAGGATAAAAAATATTATATAGGCATGAAACAGTATAAACGAGGCGGGAAGAAAACAAGAGCTCGCAAGTTAAAGAACGGTAAGACGGTGAGAAAAACTAACGAGAAGTACGGCTCACCCTCTAACTGGAAAGATTATATGACGTCCTCCACTGAGTTACAGGGGGACGTTGTTACTAAAGGCAAAAAAGTATTTGCTTTTGTATGCATTAAAGAATATAAAACGAAAGGAGGGTTAGTCTACGCCGAAGCTAATCTACAACATAAGTTAGATGTTATGATTAGTGTAGACAAAAAGGGAGAGAAGCTCTACTACAATAAGGCAGTAGCAGCAATTAGATTTGTCCCAAAGGAATATTACAACTTATAAGGAGGCGTTCGAAGATGAAACTAGTCATTGATATCGAAGCTAACGGACTATACCACGAAGCAGAAACTATTTATTTAATCTCTACTATGGATGTAGATACAGGTACTATAGTTTCTTTCAGCGAGCACGACAAGGAACTAAAAGGTTTTACAGAGGCTAAAGAGTACTTAGACTCTGCTGAACAGTTAATAGGCCACAACCTATTACGCTATGACCTGCCTGTTATGGATAAAATATTAGGTTGGAATTTCCCTGCAAAAAAAATCTACGATACTCTTATTATGAGTAGACTTAACTGGTTCTCACGAGCTACTACCTATGGTAGACACTCACTAAAAGCTTGGGGTGTATTCTTAGGAGATAATAAGGGAGACTTTAAAGACTTCTCTCAGTACACTCAAGAGATGAAGGAGTACTGTGAGCAAGACATTAAGGTTAACTTTAAAATCTACGAAGCCCTTGAAAAAGAAAGGGCCCGAGTAGATAAACAAAGTAAAGGTAAGTATAATAAAGCAATAGAGCTTGAGCATAAACTATCTTACTGGTCTTCGAAACAAGTACAGAATGGCTGGGTGATAGACGAAGAAGGGCTTAATGTACTTATAGATAAAATAAGTTTAGAAATCAAGGCAATAGAAGAACACGTTGAACCCCAACTAGGTACTATGGAGGTGTTAATAGATAAGGAACCTAAGACACCTCGTTATACTAAGAACGGGCACTACACTGTAGCAACAGCAAGAATGTTATCCGATACCACAGGAGAGTACGTAGATACTTCTGATGCGTTAAGAGACGAGCCCCCTATACTACCAGGAGAAACCTTCCAACGTAAACAAGTAGTGAAGGCAAGGTTAGGTAATCAAGATCACCTAAAAGCTTTTATCATTAAGATAGGTTGGCAGCCAGATGAATGGAACTGGAAGAAAGTAGGTAGAGACTTTATTAAAGTGTCTGCTAAGTTAACTAGTAAATCTCTTAGTAAACTAGGGCTTATAGGCACTAACATAGACTCTTATTTTACTTTAAGGGCTCGCAAGTCTATTCTGGAGGGGTGGAAAGACTATATAATTAACGGTGTAGACGGACCAAGACTCTACGGAGACGTTATAGACTTAGGTGCTGCCAGCGGTAGGCAAACACATAAAATCGTAGCGAATATACCTAGCCCCAACGCTAAGTATGGCACTGAGATTCGTACTTTGTTAACATGCCCAGCAGATAAGACTTTAATCTCAGCTGATGGAGCTTCTTATCAAGCAAGGATCATGGCTCATTTTGTTAAGGACCCTGAGTTCACCGATGAAATACTTGAAGGGGATATTCACCAGAAGAATGCTGAAGCTATAGGCTGTGAAAGAAAACTTGCTAAGCCTTTCTTCTTTGCTTGGGCCTTCGGCGCTGGAGGAGCTAAGCTAGGTAGAATCTTAGGTGTCAGCGCTAACGAAGGTGCTGCAGGTAAACAAAGGTTCTTAGATAGGTGGCCTCAGCTAGCAGACTTAACAGCAAAGGTACAACAAGCTGCTGACAGAGGTTACCTTAAGGGTATAGACGGTAGAAGAATCTATACCCCTGAAGCTTACAAAGCCTTTAATTATCTTATTCAAGGTACTGAGGCTATCTTAATGAAAGCGACTGTAGTAGACATAAACGAGGAGTTCAGCCGCTGTCAGATCTTCGCCAAACAACTACTATTCTACCACGATGAGTGCACCTGGGAAATAGATCCAAAGGACGCCCCAAGGGCGCATGATATAATAGAGCGTTGTTTCCAAAACTCCCCTAAGAAGTATGGAGTAGAGATAATGGAGGCAGGCGATATTAAAACAGGCAACAACTACATGGAGGTACACTGATGTTTGTAGCAGAAGAAGTACAAGAAGCCATTAAAGATCGAGCAACCAGAGACAGTTATTTTAAGAGTAAATTTTACCCTAAGTACAGGACAGAAGGTTATCAAGTGTATTGGATAAACACTAGGCAACATGAAAACCTGACTCAAGGTTATATAGGGATAGCCCCCTTATGTAATCGTGCTATACAAAAGAGATACGACATAGAAGTATGGTACTATAATACTTTCGGAGACAAAGATATAAACAGAAAATATTTATTAGACAATATGATAGCTAACTACGCTGAGCTACAGTTTAATATATTGTACTCTGACTTATCTAAAGATATGGCTAACGCCCACGAAAGATTCTTAAGACCTGCCGGTAACTACTCTGATAGTAGAGATCTTAGTAACTGGAATACAAAGAAAGGAGGTTGAAATGAATGTTTATATTGATGGAGACCTAATGATACATCGTTGTGTATGGAATAACGATATACAAGGAATGAAAGACAAAGCAATAGACTTACTAGAAGATATAATGCACGAAACCCAGGCAGAGAATGGGAGAATAGCCGTGGGAGGAGCTAATAACTTCAGGAAAGTTATTTATCCTAACTATAAAGGTAACAGAAAAAGAAACGAGGACCCTGAGGTAAAGGCTATGTTTTCAGCTGCATACACTTTCTTTAATGAAGAGTTAGAGTCTGTAGCTTCTGTGGGACAGGAAGCAGACGACTTATTAGCCATATGGCAGACCGAAGAGCCAGGTATAATAGTTTCTATTGATAAAGATATGCTTCAAGTCCCAGGTATCCACTTTAATAATGCAAAGTGGGAGTACACCGAAATGAAAGAAGAGGAGTGTAATTACCTCTTACACAAACAAATTCTTACTGGAGACAGCTCTGATAATATCAAGGGCTTACCTGGTATAGGGCCTAAGAAGGCTGAAGCAATACTGGCGGGTAGGGGTAAAGACCTACGTAAAGCAGTGTGTCAGGCTTATAAAGATCAAATAGGGAAAGGATGGGAAGAAGAAGTTCAATTAAATACTGATCTAATTTACTTAAGAAGAAAGTTTGATGATCGTTATTTAATAGTTTAACTAGCAATGAAAAGGAGAGAGAGCATGGCTAGATTTTTGAGACACGGAGCGTGCGATAAGTGCGGTTCAAGTGATGCGGTAGCTGTCTATGATGACGAAGCACCTAACAAGTGTATGTCTTGCGGACACCTACATAAAGTAACCGACGACTTTGAAAGAGAGAGAAACAAAATGAACACACAATTTAATGTGGTTGACCTACCTCATGGTACAATCGAAGATAGAAAAATATCTAAGGCTGTCTGTGAAAAGTTTAACGTGGTAAAAAGCGTTGATGCTGATGGGAGTACTGATAAAGTATACTACTCCTACTACAAAGATAAAACCTTGCTAGGCTATAAGGTAAGAGGGCTACCTAAATCTTTTACTATAGCAGGGACTTTAGGTGATGAGCTATTCGGACAACATGCCTTTACCCCAGGCGGCAAACGGCTTGTCATCACCGAAGGGGAGGAAGACGCACTTGCTGTAGCCGAGTGTTCTAAGCAACAGTATAATCTTATTTATCCTGTTGTGTCTATTGCCAGCGCTAATAACTTACGCGCCGTAGTAGAACAGCGTGAGTGGATAAGGTCTTTCGAAGAGGTAGTTCTCTTCACTGATCGAGACCCAGCTGGTAAAGCCGCCGTAGAAAAGTTAGCGTCTATTATAGGCTACGATAAGGTTAAGGTAGCTACTGCTAACAACAAGGATGCTAGTGAAGACTATACCCTGCTAGGTAAGAAACACGTTATGGAATCCATATGGAACGCTCAAGTATATAACCCTCAGTTCATACTGACTAGTAATGACTTGTGGAAGTCCCTGGAAGAGTATAACAACATCAAGTCTAACCCTTATCCCGATTGTTTCTCTGAGTTGAATGACAAACTTAAGGGTATGAGGTTCGGCGAGATAACCCTATGGACTTCGGGTACAGGTGCAGGGAAATCTACCTTGCTAAGAGAAGTCATGTTAGACATAGTCTCTAATACTGATGAGAAAATAGGTATTATTTCCCTTGAAGAGTCTCCAGCAGAAACTGCAAGGAAGCTAGCAGGCATGGCACTTAACAGAAACCCTGCTAAAGAAGACATACCTATGAAGGAGCTTAAAGAAGGTTTCGATAAGGTATTTGGGGATGATAGAGTTCTTGTGTTAGACCATGCTGGCTCTATGTCTGATGGTATAGTAAATCAACTAGAGTATATGGCACTTAGAGGTTGTAAGTACCTCTTCATAGATCATATTACTATACTAGTCTCTGAAGGAGCAGAGGGCCTTACAGGAAATGAAGCTATCGATAAGATAATGAATGACCTACTAAGAATAACTAAGCAACATAACGTATGGATAGGTTTAGTATCACATCTAAGAAAAATGCAGCAGACAGGTAAGTCTTTTGAGGAAGGACACATGCCTACAGTAGACGACATAAGGGGTTCAGGTTCTATAAAACAAATCTCACATGACATAATTGCTTTTGCAAGAGACATCTCAAGTGAAGATGAGTCAGCAAGAAATACTATATCCCTTAAAGTATTAAAGTCCAGGTTCACAGGTGATACAGGGCCTGCTGGAAAAGTAAAGTATAACTCAGACACGGGTAGGCTAGACCCAGTAGGTTCTGAAGTAACATTCTAAGGAGAGAAAACATGAGCGGTATAGAAGAAGTAGCAAACTACCTCCGAGAGAGGGTCGAGAAAGTTAATCCTAATAATCCCAAGGCAAACTCTGGTGCAGTACTTCTTAAATTTTATTCTAAGTTTAATGAGGAGGCAGAGAAAGTAGTTGTTATGGCAACAGACATAATACAAGCTTTCTTTTCCAGAGACACAAGGGCAGTACCAGCAGGTAAGGCCAAGCTCACAGCGCTATCCACGAGGATAGGGTCCACGATAACTAAGTACATAACAAAAGAAACAATGTCTTGGCGTAATGAGATATGTTTAGGGGATCTGATGTTAGAAGCCTTCCTACAACGAGGCTATATAAAAATCTTTAGAGACCCAGGATTCTCTGAGTTAGATAAAGACGCACCGTTTATGGTTGAGCCTACAAGCTATTGGGCTGAGATAAATATAATACCTATAGCAGAAGACAGGGACGTTCTTGTCGCAACCCACCACAACGAACCCGTAGAGATAAACAACTTGTTCAGAGGTGGAAGGCCCATTATTAAAGGTTGGGATGATGAAAACTCTAAAGAGTTTAATAGGTTACTTAACAGACCCTTTGTTAACGCAGCTAATAAGCTTGAACGACAAGCCTGGAAAGTAAATAAAAAGCTTTACGATGTTATCAATAGTAAGTTGTTAGATATTTTACCTAACATACCCGATATGCCTGAAGAAGGATCTAAGTTAGATCTTAAGAACGCTTACCGGGCAATGAAGAAGAAAGATAATAAGAAAACCAGGGACCGTTATAACAAGACAGCTGCCTTGTGGAATAGAAAGCTTAATGTATTACGCTCTATGTCTAAGACTAACGAGATAAGAATAACTCTACGTAAGGCAGAGGCTATGTTAAACCTTGAGGTGTTCTATCAATCAATCGAGTTCGATTATCGTGGTCGCATCTACTATAGAGAACCTTTCCTAAACTACCAAGGTAGTGATATGGCTAGAGGGCTTATGATGTTTGCTGAAGGGGCCCAGCTGAACGAAGACGGAGTAGCAGCCCTGAAAGTACACACGGCTAACTCCTTCAATCAGAACTATAATATAAATGAAATACCTAGCTGGGTTGAGTGGAACTACAAAGAGTATCTTGAGAAGGAAGGCTTAGATAATATCTCTGTAGATAAAATGTCTTTAAATGATAGGGTAATGTGGTGTGAGGAGAACGCTGACATGATTCTTATGACAGCCACCGATAATACTATACATGACTGTGAAAAACCTTTTGTATTTTTAGCTTGTTGCTTTGAGTGGGCAGCCTTCGAAGCTGATCCTGAACATAAGGTCTGTATACCTACTCCTATTGACGGTACTTGTAACGGTTATCAACACTCAGCTGCGATAGCTAAAGATGGAGAAACAGGCTTGTACGTAGGTCTTGAGGATACTACTATCCCTGTAGACTTATACATACAAGTTGCTAAAGAATTATTATCTTCTGAGAAACAATTCTTTGAGGATAGAGGGATGAACTTATCTCAGATAAGAAAAGGAATAGCCAAGCGGGCCACAATGACTAGGGCTTACTCGGCCGGAGAAGAAACAATAGCAGACAGTATGTTCAGTGATCTATATCAGTTCGGTTATGATATTAAGTTTAATATTTCTATGTTAGACTGTGAACACTTAGCTAAGAAAATAATAGAAGCTATTGCTAAGGTCTGTCCTGGTGGGCAGAAGACAATGAAGTACTTACAGAACCTAGCTGCCTACGAGCTAGGTATGTTCACAGTATATGATAAGAACGGAGATGTAGTCTCCCTCAACCAAAGAAGAAAGGATTATGAAAAGGCGAAGAAGATGAGAGCACAACTCAGAGAAGAACCAGATAATCTAGAACTACTTAAACAACTTAATGAGATCTCTAATGATATGACCAGAAGAACTAGCGTTCTTGAAAGAGGTAACGGCAGTAATTATATTAGCTGGTCAGCCCCTTCAGGCTTCCCTATAAGGTACGAGTCTTTCTTAACAAGATCAGAGAAATGTTTATCCACGTTAAGAGGAGTAGAAGGTGGTCAGAAGAGCCAGCCAGGTCGCATCAGACACGTAGCCCAGGTATCTACTGAACACGCAGATAAACGGGCGTTCGCAGCAGGCATATCACCTAACTACATTCACTCACAAGATGCAGCTCACATGGCTATAGTAATTAGTAAGTGGAATAAAGCCTTCGGCGCAGTACATGACTCCTTTTCCACTCATCCTAATGATATCAAGGAGTTATCCCAGATAACACGAGACGTGTTCAGGGAAATGTATGAGAAAGATAATGTGTTTGAACAGATAAAAGAAAACATCTTGTCTAAATCAGAGCAGTGTGATGTAGTAGTGCCTGATAACGGTGATCTAGAGATTGAGTTAGTCTCTGACTCTACTTACTTTTTCGCGTGAGGTGTAACATGAAAAACAAAAACTATAACTGGAGATACTTACAGGGTATGAAGACGGTTACCGACGATATATACTGTAATACACTAGCTCTCCCCCAGACTCTGGCTTATACGCCAGAAATAAACGAGTGCTTTATAGCAGAACAACAAGATCCCGAGAAGGCCCGACAGGAAATAAGAATCCTTATGGCTAACCGAGGGATATTACCAGAAGGATATTAATCATGGCAGAAAGAAAAAACTATAACACGGCAGCGCTGATGGGCGCAGATATAACTGATCTAGAAGTATGTGAAGATTTAAAATTAAATCCTAACTTAGCTTTTACTCCTGAGATAAATATAGCTGCACTTAAAGTGGTAAGACAAAGAAATATAAATGACGCAATGAAAAGCGGTATGACAGAAAATGCAGCAGTTAAAAATGCTAATCAAGAGTTTAACAAGGCTAAAAGTTTAAACGAAGCGTTATTAAAAAGAGCGTAATAAAAAAACCCCAAGGAATCTAGTATGATCCTTGGGGTTTTTAATTTTTTATTTAAGGTTGTATCCACTACCTTCTCTATCTTTTAACTTCTGTTTTAAACTCTTACTGTCTTTATCAATCTTTTCAATATTCCTAAGATGCATATGAATATCAACGGGGAGAGTAGTATATTTTTCTTCTACTATTAAAGGTTGGTTAGTAGCAGGGTCTATAGCAAAACCCCCGAAAGCCCCCCTTGTATCGGCTATATCTTGAATTACTTTTCTGCCTCTAATAGTCACTGTTACTGTTTTGTAATCAACAACAGGGTCCCAAGGTACATACTCTTCCTGAATTTCCCCCCCAATTAGTTCAGGTTCAAATCCAGGAGCAATTCCTTGATGTTCCGCTAATATTTTAGTAAGATTATATAACTGTCTTGGCGTAACGGTTAAAGTTTTAGCTTGTTCAGCATTAAAAGAATCGAAAGGAATGTAACCATTGAGTATAGCAGCATCTAGAGTGTCTTTTATTTTTTGATCTGCTCTAGCTTTTTCTTTTTGTACAGAAGTTCTTCTTAATTGTTCTGGGGTATAAAAGTCATTAGAATTTAATCTAATATGTAACTCATCAAAAAAATCGTTAACCGCAGAGTAATTGGCTACCCGACCATCCTCTACTCTAGTCTGAGAGCCAATATTAATACGTTTACCTTGAGGCATCAGCAATAAATCTTCTAATTGCAAATCAAATTTATCTAATGTTTTCTCATAAGTCTGATTAAGTATACTATTACCTAGGGTTAATAAGTCAAACATAGCTATATTTTCATAGGAATTCTTAAACTTTAGAGTAGACCCTGCAGTAGTAATAGCTGCATCGTGAATAGGGATTATATTTAAAGGCTTTTTACCTTTAGGGGAGGCATGTAGTACTCCCAGCGTCATCATTGCAGCATCACCTGCTTGAATTAGATCTACAGGCAAAGCATTTCTTAGTTGAGTAGCTCTTCTACCAGGATAATCTTTGTAAGGATTACCTTTGAATATACCTTGGCCACGTTGTATCATTTCTCTTGCAGCTACAGTAGGAGCCGACGCACCTATATCTTCTTTTATTCTTCTGTAACCTGCTCTTATTAACCCCCCGCCTAATTCTTTAGTTCTAAGTTCTAAGGCTTGAGTAACATCTTTATTAGCAATATATTCCGGTACAAAATTATCTTTAGCTAGTAACAG